TCAGGACGGTTATTTCAAGGACTGGAGGGATTTGGCTAGGAACATAGAGGAAACACCCAAAATGGAGCCTGTTGGTAAACCAGTTGCAAAAGCTGGCAGAAGGGTGACTCTTAAAAAAACTGCATAGCATACGAAAGCAGTTGACACCCCAGTTGTTGTGGTGTAGCAACATCTGGAAAGTGGCAACACTTCGCAAATTTCAACGTGTATTTTCAGCCGCCTGGAGAACATTCTCCTACGTCGGCAAAGTCCAGCACGAGTGGCTGGATGAGGACCGCACCGCACTGATCCAATACCTGAACTCCAGTCATGGCAAAAGGCTGAAGGCACTCCTGGCGGGTTACTGCTCGCTGCGTGAGTCCCGTGCCTGCATGGCTGGGGGTTCCCCCTTTGAGTCTGGAAAGGCAATCGGATGTCGTGAACTGCTGGCCACCCTAGAGGTTCTGGGGCAGCTGCAGGACAACAATTCCGAGGCCGCCGATATCGGGGACACGGCGGATCTCGGTCACTTGGTCCCCTAAACTTCGGAAAGAAAGGACTCCGTTATGTCCAATGAAACGATGGCTGAGGTGGCGGCTCCCGCCGCAACCGCAAGCAAGGGTATTGATGCCGAGTTACAGGCTTTGGGAAGGCTGGCAGCAGAGGTCGATGGCTTTTCCCAGCCCAAGGTCGAGGATCAGGCCCCCCGTAATCCAGTCGGAGTCCCGACTGCGGGTGAGAATGAAAAGGCCGAAAAAGCCAATCAACGCACTGCGTCCACAACGGATTCCAAGCCAGAGGACCCCACGGTCAAGGAGATCAAGGACCTTGACGTTGGACCAGAGCGGGAGAAATCCCGCAATCGGCTGGGTCAACTGTGGGAGCAGTTTAACCAGAGGCAGAGGGAATTTGCCGAGCAGCGTGCCAAGTTCGAATCGGAGGTGGAGCAGATCCGTTCCGCCCCGCCCAAGAACCCACGGGACGGGTTTACCCCCGAACAGCTAAGGGAATTTGCCAGCGAGTGGGAAGACGAGGGAAGGGACGACCTGGCCAAGGAAGCCAGGAAGCGTGCCGCCGAGATTGAGGAGGCCGAACGCAAGGCGGCCATTTCAAACGAGGAGCAAAGGGCACGTTTTGAGTCTCGGGTTCGCCAGAACTGGGATGGCCTGGTCAAGGAGAACCCAGACCTGACGGACAAGTCCTCGGACCTTTACCAGACGACCATGTCCTACATGAACCATGTGGACCCGCTGGTGAAGGATTTCCTCAATCGCCACCCCGACGGGCTGGTGCTGGCCAACGCCTTGGCCAAGCTCCAGCTGGCTGGGGAGTCCGCTGCGGATGCTGTGAAAGAAGTTGAGCGGTTAAAGGCCGAGAACCAGAAACTCAAATCAAGGATGTCCCTTGGCTCTGGCAACCCGACGGCACCCGTCGGGGACAAGAGCATCAAGGACATGACCACGGCCCAGGCCGAGGATTATGTCCGTGAGCTTGCACGCCAGGCCGACGGCTTCTGAGACAAGAGTTTCTTTAGAGGTAAAAACATATGGCTATGATGAAAACTGACAACCCCGCCTCATTGGCGGATCAGTTTCAGGCTTTGTTCTCCAAGAAACTTCTGGACGGTGTCAACGAGACCCTGATCCTGAACAACTTTGGGGCGAAGTACGATCTTCCCACCAACACTGGGAACTCGAGCATCACCATGTTCCAATGGAACACCGCCGCCGACGGCACTCAGGTCAGCAACTTGACTGAAGGAACCCCGATCTCCACTTACCGTGAAGTCGGTCTCCGCAAGATCAACGTGCCCCTGACGCAGGTTGGCGAAGCTCTCAAGGTCACCGACATTCTCAACTACAGCCAGCTCTTTTCTGCGCTGAACGAGGGGATTCGTGCCCTGACGCTTGATGCGTCGCTCCATCTGGACACCGTCGTCCGAAACGCCCTCCAGGGTGTTACCAGTGCAACTGGTATCGCCACTGGCATCGCTTCGGCACGGACGACCGATATCTACGGTAACTCCGTGAGCAAGATCTACGCTGGGACGGCGACCAATTTCGCTGGCCTTGGCGGGACCGTTTACCTGACTCCTTCCGACCTTTTGGATGCGGCTACCCTCATCCGACTGGACAAGAACGTCAGCCTGAACGAGAGCTTCACGGCCATCGTGGACCCTGCCGTTGCGGCAGACCTTCTGAAAGACTCGACTGTCGTTAACATTGCTCAGTACAACACCAAGACTGGTGTGTCTGACATTGTCAAAGGACAGCTCGGGGAAATCTATGGCGTGAACGTGCAACAGCACACCAACGCCTGGAAGGAATCCACCGAGGGGACCTACTCCTCGTCTGGATCGGTGGTCTCGACGTATGTTCTGACGAACGGTGCCTTTGGCACGGTCAATTACTCTGGACAGTCCCCGTACGCACCCTCCGTGGTGATCGTGGACAAGCCCGACAAGAGCGACATTCTCAACCAAAATATCTATGCTGGTTGGAAAGCTCATTGGGCCGTTCAGGTGTTGAACGCCAAGAAGGCTCGTGTTCTGAAGAGCAATACTCGGGCGATCAGCTCCTAAGCCTTTCGATAGGCCGTGGTCGGGGGTAAGTCCCCGCCGACCGTAAGAGACCCCGCTTCGGCGGGGTTTCTTATTTACATAACTGCAAGTAACTGCTATATAGTCGGAATGCCAGCCTACGAGTATAGGCAACCCGACGGCAGCATGGTCACCAGGGTCCTACCCGTGGAACAGAGGGACCAATACCCTGGAAGGGTCACGGTGCCCAGATCCATTGCGTTTGTCGGCAGTGCCTACGACCCAACCATATCCGCCAACAGGATCAGGGAGGGATATAAAGCCATGGAGGCCCAGGGGAAGTTTATCAAGACACCCAGAAGGATTTACGAGCGTGCCTGGGGAAGCCACGACACCAAGACCGTTATGCGTGGAGGGAAGGCAGTCAATGTCGTATAAGTCTCCAGCCTGGCAGAGGAGGGAGGGCAAGGACCCCAAGGGTGGCCTTAATGAGGCTGGCAGGCGTAGCTACAATCGGGCCACAGGCGGGAACCTAAAGCCGCCAGCACCCAATCCTAAAAACGATAAAGACAGGGCAAGACGCAAGGCATTCTGCGCCAGAATGTTGGGAATGAAGAAAAGGCTTACCTCGGAGAAGACTGCCAAAGATCCAGATTCCAGAATCAACAAAAGTCTGAGGGCCTGGAATTGCTAGGTGAAGGAGGGTAAGCAGCTTGGCGAACTTGCCGAGCAGATGTTTGCTGTGGAGGTACTCAAGCGTGGCGGAATACCCTCCAAGCCAATCGGGGACAGTAGCCCCTATGACTGGGTGGTCCATGCGGGTGGAAAGTTCCACAGGGTGCAGGTCAAAAGCAGCTGGATGGGGGTTCTTTTCAGAACTGGCAAACGCTCTGTAAATCGCTGCAGGGTCAGCATCGCATGTGGGGCATCCGCAAAGGTCATTTATACCAAGGCAACCATTGACTTCCTGGCCGTATGGCTGGAACCCTTCCAGTCCTGGCTGATTCGCCCAGCCAACAAGATAGGCAAAAGAAAGACCATGCAGGTTAGGCGGTCGGATTGCGAGGGGGCCTCCTGGTCCCTTTTGGGGTTGTCATAACTGCACTTGACTGCTAAGAAGCCACTTATAGAGTACCCGAGAGATGCCTAACTTTACCAAGGGGAAGACGTTTACCTCTACCGAGGAGCTGACCAATACCAAGCTCCATCAGCTGGTGGAGGATGCCAGCATAAACGTCACGGCGATCACAAGCCTGACGGCACTTACCGATCCCGTGGCCGATGCCGACACGCTACCCATTGCGGACGATAGCGCAACAGCCATACGGAAGGTGGCCGCATCCAATTTCCTAAAGAAAAATGCATCGTCTATTTTTGATGCAGGAACAACCAGGATTACTGGAGTTGCCACACCATCGGCAAACTCGGACGCAACCACCAAGGCTTATGTGGATTCCATCGCCGTTGTGGCTGGAAACCTTCCGCCTGTTACCACGGCAAACAATGGATCGCTCTTGCGTGTATCGTCTGGTAGCTGGACAACCACGGCTTCGGACGCAGTAAGCACGGCACAGATTCAAAACCTTGCCGTTACTGGAGCCAAGCTGGAGGACAGCGGGGCAACGGCTGGAACCTACGGAGGGTCTACATCCACCCCGCAGATTACGGTTGATGCAAAAGGAAGGATCACCAGCGCAATTTCTTTTAACACAACCCCAGCAGACGGAACGGTTACATCGGCAAAGATGGCTGACCTTTCCCCAAGTCCTGCTGGTAGCTACGGATCTGGAAGTCAGGTTCCAGTTATAACTGTAAACGCAAAAGGTCAGGTGACAGCAGTCGCAACTGCAGCGGCTGGTGCGGCAGGCGGGATGTTTTACGAAAACGATACCACGCTTAACTCCAACTATACGATTTCCACAAATAAAAACGCAATGTCTGCTGGTGCCATTACAATCGCCACAGGGGTGACTGTTACGGTGCCAAGTGGATCAACATGGACGATAGTCTAATATGCCCATCTCCATCAACGGCACAGGATCAATCACAGGGCTATCCGCAGGCGGATTGCCTGACGCTTGTGTTACAGCGGCAGATCTAGCCTCTGGCGCAGCTCGCTCGAACTTTGGTGCTGGGGCTATTTTGCAAGTATCCCAAACAACAATCACAACGGTTGTATCTATAACCACAAGCGCAACATGGACTGATATAACTGGATTAAGTGTAAGTATTACTCCATCATCTTCCTCAAACAAAATTCTTGTTTTGACATGCGTTCATGGTTCAACAAATACAAATGGAACAGCTAGAATTGTTCGAACAGTTTCTGGTGTTGATACCGTAGTATTTGTTTCGACCTCTGCTGCTGGTAGTGGACTTTTAAGCGGCGGGGGTGATTTTTACGGAGGTGGCTATTCTGGCAATTCGGTTGGTCATTATATATTTCTTGACTCCCCTTCGTCTACAAGTGCTGTAACTTATAAAGTACAAGGCAATGCATATAATGGCGCATCATATCCATTAACTATTAACGCAACAAACTTTGATGGAGATGCTTATTATAGGTATCGTGGCGCATCTTCAATAACAGTAATGGAGGTTGCGGCATGAATCTTTTAGCATCATTAATGCATCTTAGACCTCGTGAGGAGTTTGTATGTGGTGAAACATACGATTCAATAATATGGCATTCTAATACTCCAAAACCAACAGAGGCCGAAGTTCTCGCCGCATGGGAGCAGATTAAGGATCGGGAAGCGTGGAAGCCCATTCGCAATCAGAGAGACAGGCTATTAGCCGCATCTGATTGGACGCAGCTCTCGGACTCAACGGCGAACAAGGAGGCTTGGGCTTCCTATCGGCAATCGCTTCGTGAAATTCCTCAAAACTTTCAAACGCCAGAATCTGTTGTCTGGCCAGAAAAACCATGAGCCTCCTCAAAGCCAATTCCGTCCAAATCGGCCAATCCGCCACGGCCACCAACAACTTCACCCT